CGTGGTGTTCACCGCCTTCTCGTGGTGCTCGGCGTCCCACGGGAGGATGATGCGGGCCAGCTTCGGGAACCAGTGCTTCAGGCGCAGGTCGTCCACGTACTCGGGCAGCGCCTTGCCGTGCCCCTCACCCGCGTCGTAGAGGAACAGCCGGCCGTTGATCCACTGGAAGGCGATCCAGCTCGTGGCGTCGGACTGGATGCCGGAGGACCCGATGTCGAACATCACGTAGATCGGGTGGGCGTCGTTGGGCCGGAACTCGTACGCCCGCCCGTCGGCCAGCAGTGCGGCGTACGCCTCGCCGTAGACGGCGGCCGCGTCCATCTCCTCGAACGAGCAGTAGTACTCCTGCTCGAACATGCGGCTGTTGCCGAACCGCTTCAGGTACGCATCCTGGATCCGATCCAGTTCCTCCTGCGTGAGGATGGGTGGCAGCCCCTCCTTGCGCATGATCTCGTTCAGGTCGTCGATCGTGCGCGTGATGACGATCGCCTCGGGGTTGCCCTTCAGCGATTCCATCAGCAGCCACAGTGGGTTCCGCCGCTTCCCACGTGGCGTGCTCACCACCATGAGGCGCTTCTTCTCGGCCCGGTTCTCGAGGATCGGCATCAGCCGAGGGATCGGGTCCTCCCGCTGGAACAGCGCGAGCTCGGTGATCGTGTAGTCCTGGTAGGACGTGCCGACACCGGACTTGTCCTGCCCCGACTGGAAGTAGCCCTGCAGCTTCAGCCGGCTCTGGTTGGAGAACCGGCCCTCCATGACCGTGTCCTTCCAGTCCACGTAGTCCGTCGGCACGTTGTCCTGCAGGCCACGGATGAACTGCCCCGAGGCAGGGTCGAGGTAGGTCTTGTCCCACAGGATGTCGCGGATGGTGGGGTTGGTCAGACTGACGTAGACCCCGGTCGTCTTGGGCGTGGTCAGGCGAGCATGGCACTGCTCCATGCTCGCCGCCACGTCCTTGCCCGACTGCCGAGGGTGGACGATCACCGAGTAGCGATACTTGCGGAACGCCTGGTGCATCGTCTCCTGGTAGGGACGGGCAACGTAGTGGACCGGGAACTCCGCCAAGGACTACTCCTCCACGAGAGTGTCCCCGGCCGACTCAGGCTCGGTGACCTTCTTCTTGGACTTGGCCTTGGACTTGGAGGTATCGGCCTTGGACTTGGAGGTCTTCTCCTTGCCCACACCAGTGAGGGCCTGGTAGTTCCGGTCGATGGCGTCGAGCGATCCGAGCGACATGCTGTCCTCCTTATCGGCTCAGGTCAGGTAACCCGAGTGTTCCGAACAGCGTACTGAAGTCCTCGGTCTCAGCACCCGATCCTGCCTTGGACCTGATCCCGGCCTGAGGCCCGTCGTCCTTCTTCGCCTTCGGCTTGGAGGGGGCGGCCGCAGCAGGGGCAGACGTCTTCGACTCGTTCGCCAGCTGCGTCCTGAGCTGGTCGATCAGTGGCTGCACGGGGATCGTATAGCCGTGGAGCTTACCGTCGACACGCAGCTCGTACGGCTTGGCCATGGCTGCGAACCGATCCGCCAGCTTCCGGTTGAACTGCTTGGTCCCGGGAACCAGGTCGTGGTTGTTGGTGAACAGCTCGATGCCGGCGTGGACCGTGTCGATGATGCCCTTGTTCTCGTCCAAGGACTTCATGGCCCGCTCCCTGACCTCCTCGGTCAGCAGAGACTTGACGGCCTCCTGCCACTCGCGGGCGTCGTTGGCGTCCCGCAGCGTCTCCATGGCGTTCTCGTCGTCACTGGTCAGTGACGGCACCTGGACCCCGACCAGCAGCCGCGGGTGCTTGGACAGCGCGGTGAAGTACTGAGCGTGCTCCTGCCTCACCTCTTCAAGAGCCATCTGCTGGAACGCCTTGGTCGTGGTCGTCTCGAACTTCTCCGACAGACCGCTCAGCTCCCCGGCGATCGACCTTACGTCGACAGCCCCAGCCGGCGTTCCAGCTCCTCCATCGGATCCGGCATCGGCAGGCTCTCCAGCTCCTGCTTCTCCTCCGGTGTCAGCGGGGGAATCTCCGGCAACGGGGGTGTCGTCGGTGGCGCCGGCGGCGGGCTCGTCGGCGGGCTCGTCGGCGGGTACAGGTCCACCTCCAGCAGCCGCACCCGCGTTCGCTGCTTCCTCAACCGCTGCTCCAGCACCATCATCCGGTGCGTCTCCGAGATCAGGCGTCTCTCCTGCCTCGTCCGAGACGAGCGCATCCATGAGATCGCCGAACGCCACGTCTCCCGAAAGCGGGAGACCCAACTCTGTCTGCTCACTCATCGCTCACCCGTCCCCGGTGGGCGTCACGAGTCTCCTCCAGCGCGGTACGCAGCGCCTCGCTGTCGGCCTCGGTGAACTGGAACTTGATCGACTCCAGGTGCGCGGTCAGGCCCTTGTCGCCGAAGAACATGTTGTGCACCTCGGACAGGGCGGCAAGCGTGACGGCCGCGTTCTCGTCACGAGAATCCCAGTCGAGCTCGCGCAGGAGCATGTAGCGCTGCCACTCAGTGAGCAGGTTCTTGTAGTGCTCGCTGTTGTTGACGGCGTCGTCCTCGGCCGACTCCCAGCTCAGGCACTGGTCGTCGGTGGAGATCTCGTCGTCGAGGATCTGACCGAGCTCGTCGATGATCTCGAAGAGCATGGTGTTGATGGCCGGCACGTCGGCGAAGCGCACCTGCGGGTACGTCGACACCAGCTTGGTGGCCACCTGTGGGCTCACCTTCTCGGTGCGCATCTTGCCGTTGCGAGCAGGCTCGAGCACAGCACGCCACACCTCGAGCAGCGTGTGGTAGCTGGGCGGCTCCCCGCCGTCTGCCTCGGGAGGAAGATCGACAGGCGGCTCGATGGTCTCAGTGACAGTCATGGATCCCTCGCTCACTTGATCGTTCCCGCCAGCTGGTGCTGACGGAACTCGGTCTGGATCGCCCGGATCACCGAGCGCATGTCGTAGCACAAGACGTTCTCGACGTACTTGCGCTTGCACTCGTCGGGCACGAGCTCGACTCCGCCGTAGTAGTCCACGACGTCCTGACGGTCGAAGCCGCTGTTGCCGTTGTAGGTGATGACCTTGAACGGGAACCGCGGGTCGCGGTAGATCCCGACCTGGTACGACGGCAGGGTGATCTTCACCTCGGACGGCGTGGCGTTCTTCGGGTCACCGGAGACCTCGAACGTCTCGGTGTACTCACCCTGCTTCACCGTCTCGGTCCTGACCCCCGGGTCGTTGTAACGCAGGATGCGCCGGCCGCGGGGCTTGGGGTAGGCAGGCTTCTTGACTTCCTCCTGCAGCCACTTGCGGCCCTGGTCGTCGATGCGGATGGGATCCTCGAGGTCCTTGCTGTTCTGCCGGACCCCGGCCATCTCGTCCGGGTCGGGGTGGTTCTGCAACGGAACCTGCACCGGAGCGGTGCGCTGCTGGCCTACCGGCGCATCCGGCAGCGTAGGAAGCGGCGGCGGGCCCGTGTCAGGTTCGAGAGAACGAGCGGCCTCGGTTGCTTCCTTGCGCTGCTTGGCCCGGTGGGCTCGCTCGTCCAGATCGGCGAGCTCCTCCATGGTGGGCGCTGCGACGACGCCTTCCTGCTCTGCAAGCTTGTGCGCCTGGATCAGCTCGTCGAGGGTGTAATCACGGAAGTGACGCTCCAGTGGTACCCCGGCTTCCTTCAGCCTCTTGAAGTAGAAGCCCTTTCGCGCTGCACTCATGCTTCCCCTTAGGTGGTGTTACCGACCGTTCGAGGAAGAACATAGCACCTACGTCTTCTTCTTGGTCTTCTTCAGGCTCGGGTACTTGGCGTACACCGCAGAGCGCACGGTCGATGCATCGACGTCGCTGCTCTGGTCCGCCCGAGCCAGCGCGTTACGCGCGTGGCTGATGTCGGGGATCGGGAACTTCCGCTTCGAGGGCACCGCGAAGTCTCCCTTGGGGAGCTTGCTGCGCTTCTTGAGAGTGGCCATGGCAACAGGCTAGCGACTCGTCATCACCGTCTCGATGGCGACGGCGACCACCAGCACAGCGAAAGCCGTAGCCAGGACCGCGTAAAGCACCGTGATCCAGTCGATGCGCCGGCGGCTCATTGGTCGCTGCCGTTCATCCTCGACCGCTCCACCGACTGGCCCGCCACGTAGCCCATGAGCCCGCCGGCCAGCACGTTCACCAAATCGAACACCCGACCCCAGATGCCACCCGTCGGCTTCCCGCTGAGCTCGAGGAAGAACACCGCACCGACGGAGAACAGCAGGAAGAACCCGAGCACGCCGGCGATGAACACGACGATCTTGTCGCGCACGTCCATCGGCGGCTTCTCAGGCTCGTGGTGTTCCTCAGTCATCTCGCTCCTTGTTGCCTGTCAGGACCGACGTGACGCCCCCGGCCAGAGCGCCTACCGCAGTTCCGGCGATGGCGGCGAGCTCTGGTCGGTCCTCACCAGCAATGGCGTAGCCGACCAGCGCCAGCGTGGCAAGGATGGTCAGCGCCATGACAACGGTCGTCGGGAACGGACGACGAGACGCGATGATGAGCAACGAGCCCACGGCGATGATGATGACCGCACCTGAAGCCAGGCCGACAGCGAACGCCTCAGCAGTTCGTGTCGTCTGCTCCAGTTCGTCGGTCATCCCAGCACCCTTGCCAGCCAGACGAGGAACCCGAGCGACAGCACCGCCCCTACTGTGGCGACGGCCAACCCCAGAATGACCTTGGAGTCATCGGGGTCCCACAGGTTCACCCGTCCTCGTCATGCTGAGCGGCGATGGCCACCGCTCCCTTGATCGTGTTCGCCTTGCTCACGGCCACCGATCCGCCCGTAAGCCCAGCCCCGGTGATGAAGGCGATGATGGCGAACAGCCAGGTCTGCGCCGTCACGTCCGAGAGAGTCTGGTCACCGGACATGGCCCCGGCGATGACCCCGAGACCG